GGATGGGGTGACGAATCTATTTTTGCGTAGTCAATCTCTAGATCTGTCTCCGTGGACAGCAACTGGCGCAACGATTACGTCGGATTCACTTGTTGCCCCAGATGGGACTACCACAGCGGACCTGATCGTTGAATCTGCGACGACAGATTTTCACCATGCGTCGCAAAACATTAACATTACCGCAGGAGCGACGTACACCTATAGCGTATTCCTCAAGGCATCTGCGCGCACTTATGTGCTCTTGGCTGTCGCAGGAACCGGTATCACCGTGGCGATCAGCGTTAATCTTTCCACTGGCGTGGCAACGTCAGCGACGGGATCTCCAACAAGCATTGAATGCAAACCTGTCGGCAATGGATGGTATCGCGCATCTTTCTCCTATGTGCCAGGATCTACGGCAAGTATGGGCCATACGGTTCGCGTATCAGCAGACGGAATCTGGGCCAATCGCAGCTATGCAGGAAATGGAACTGGAGCGATTGCCGCATGGGGCGCCCAACTCAACACCGGCCCCCTCGCCCCCTACGTCCCCACCGGAGCCCTCACCGCCAGCAGCACGGCTGACGTGGCGTCGATCACTGGCGCGGCGTTTGCGGGGATCTGGAATCAGGGAGCGGGGACTGTTTACAGCGACGTGATGCGATTGTCGGCGGTGCCATCTGGCCAGTTTCCGAGGGTATGGCAGGCGCAAGGCGCAACAACTGCTGACAGGATAACCTTTGGCTATTTTGTCGGCGGTCAGCTTAATGTGATTTCAGCGTCTGGAGTTTCACAAGCCGAATGGTATCCAGCGTATTTTGCTGAAAATGGAGTAAAAGCCGCTCTAGCCTTTACTGAAAATAGCGTTGCCGGTGCGAGCAATGGAGTTCTCACTGGCAGCGACGGTAGCGCGATAATGCCAGTCGTAAACCAAATGTTTATTGGCCGAGATTCCACGGGCTCCTATCTCAACGGCTACATCCGCGAGATGGCAATCCTCAAGTCCCGCCGCCCGAACACCAACCTCCAATCCATGACCCAGTGATGCGCCACTACACCCTCCGATTCCCCGATCACCAGGCCGCCCATGATGCCGCCGGTGGGGCCGGCTACCTCGACGACGACGGCGAGCTGGTGAGCCTCGGCCATAAAGGGGCGCTCGACATCATCGGAGAGGTCGTGCTGCCCGGCACCTACGACGCTGACGGCGACGAGCTGACCCCTCCCACGCCCCTCCCTGGGTTCTACGTCAACTGCGCCTTGCCGGTCCTTCCCAGGGCGCTGCGTCCTCATGCCGTCCCCTACGGCAGCGGTGGTCGCGTGTTCGCCGGCACCGAGCCTGAACCCGATGCCTGGCCGCCAACAGAGCTGAACCCATGACCACCAGGCGCGAAGGCATCCTCGCTCACATCGCTTCCATCCTCGCTGCCACCTCCGGCATCACCGGCGTCTACCGCTCCCGGGTCGAGGCCTTCGCTCGTGATGAAGCGCCGGTGATCATCATCGAGCCCGCTGCCGATCGTTGCGTCCCGATCACCACCTGCAAGCTGGCATGGACGATGGACGTTGCGATCGTCGTTCACACCCGCGGCAATGTGCCCGACACCCTCGCAGATCCGATCATCGAATCCGCTCACTCGATCCTCATGGCCGACCGCACCCTGGGGAATCGCGTGATCGACATCGTGCCAACGACGATGGATCCACAACGGGACAAGGCGGACATGACGTCGCTGTGGCAGATCAACACCTACCAGGTCAGCTACCGTACGAGCCAGAGCAATCTGGCGACGGGCTGACGTAGAATCAGCCTGTCGCCTGTGCATGATGGCTCGCACCAGTTCGCCACAGCCGCAAGAGCTGCCGCCTCTGCCGAGTGTCGGTGGAAGCTATGTGCTGACCGATGGCCAATGGCTGGCAGTGCAGCAGACCACCCAGCCTGGTGAAGCGCAGCCGACCACCGCACAACCTGAGGACTGATCATGGCCCTGTGGCGCAATCGACTCGCGCTCGTCAAGTCCGAGTCCACCTACGGCACCAGTTCCTCCCCGGCGGCGACCGATGCCCTGCTCTTCACTGAGCTCGACGTCGAGCCCCTGGCGATGGAACTGCTCGAGCGCGAGACGATCCAGGCCTACATGGGCAACCGGCCCAGCGTCGTCGGGCAGCGATCGGTCCCCGTCAAGGCCACCGTCGAGATGGCAGGCTCCGGTACCGCCGGCACCGCCCCCCGCTACGGCCCCCTGCTGAAGGCCTGTGGCCTCAGCGAGACCATCGTGTCCAGCACGAGCGTCACCTATGCCCCGGTGAGCACGGGCTTCAGCTCCTACACGATGGACTTCTATGCCGACAACGGCAGCCGCCAGGCGATCACCGGCATCCGCGGCACCGGTGAGTTCAGCCTGACGACCGGCGAGATCCCGACGATCGCCTTCGATCAGATGGGAATCTTCGCTGCTCCTGGCGCTCTCTCCCGTCCGACCGAGACCTACTCGAACCAGGCTGCCCCGGTTGCCGTCAACGCCGACAACACCGCGACGGTCACGGTCCATGGATTCTCGGCCTGCATGACGCAGTTCAGCCTGAGCCTCGGCAACGAGATGGTGTTCGAACAGAAGGCCGGCTGCTCGAAGCAGGTGCGGCTCACCGATCGCAAGACCACCGGCAGCATCACGATCGAGCTGCCTGCGATCGGCAGCAAGGACTTCATCAGCATTGCCTCGGCTCAGACTGCTGGTGCCATCACCTGGACCCACAGCGGTGCCGCCGGCAACATCATTACCTTCCTCGCCAGCTACTGCGCCTTCGATGCTCCGACCTTCGAGGATGGCGACAGCGTGACGCACGTCACCCTCCCCTTCCGTTGCCTGCCAAGCACCGGCAACGACGAGTTCTCCTTCGCGTTCACCTGATCCATGGCCTTCATCCTCGAGCAGTCGCCGACCTTCAGCTGGCCAATCGTGATCCGCGAGACGCAGGACGGAGGCAGGGTTCGCACCCATCAGTTCACCGCCATCTTCCGCCGGCTGCCTCAGTCGCGGATGGAGGAGGTTCAGCTGCAGTACCAGGCGATCAAGGTCGCGGCGCAGCGTGGCGAACCGATCGAGGGGATCCCGACCCGGGCGATCGCCGATGAGATCCTCGAAGGCTGGGAGGGGATCACCACGACTGACGGCCAGCCGGTTGAGGTGACGCCAGAGAGCCGAGCGAAACTGCTCGAAGTGGCAACCGTGGCCGATGTCCTGGTCACGACCTACTTCGAGGCGCACGACAAGGCGCGAGCAAAAAACTGACAGGCGCCGTGGATCACCTGCTCAAGGGGAAGGGTGACACGGCGCAGCTTCAACGAGACGCCGCCGCCTACGGCATCACCTTGGAGGCGCACCACCTGGAGCCGGAACGGTACCGGCTGTGGGCGGATCTGTGGCCGGCGGTGAATGTCTTCCAGCGCTGCCAGACGCAATGGCGCAGTGGGCCCACGGGCCTTCTGGGTCTGGACTATGGCGCGGTGTTTCAGATGGCACCGCTGCTGGGAGTGGAGCTTGACGGCAGAATGATGGAGGACGTGCAGGCGATGGAGCTACATGCACGCGACCAGCTGAACCGACGTCTGCAGAGGAGGAGCTGAGATGGCCGTCATGGATGCACTGCTCAGGATCAAGGCTGCGGTGACTGGCGGCGAGGCGATCCAGCAGCTGGGGCAATCGCTGGGACAACTCAACAGAACAGCATCCCAGGTCGGCGGTGGGCTATCAAAGCTGGCCGGCAGTGCTGGGAATGTGATCAGTGCATTCTCGCCGCTGGCTGGACTGGCGACAGCTGGTGGCCTGTTTGCACTGACGAAGAGTGCCATCAATGCAGCTGACAACATGAACGACCTGTCACAATCGACAGGTGTCAGTGTTGAGAATCTCAGTCGGTTAAAGCAGGCGGCTGATGCAAGTGGCACCACGATCGAAACCGTTGGACGTGGCCTCAACCGATTGAGCAAAGCAATGGCAGGCTCTACTGAGTCTGCAGCCGATGCAGCTGAAGCTGCACTGGAGAAACAACTTGACGCGGTCAAGACAAATGCGGAAAAAGAGATTGAAGTTATAAGAGAGAAAGAAAGCCGCCAACTGGATCAGATCAAGACTGCCAGTGATCGACAGATTGACACGGTAAGGGATAATCAAGACAAGCAGATTGATGCTGTCAAGGAAGCAGCAGACAGGAAGATTGAGGTTGTGCAAGACGAGTCTGAACGTATCCTGTCAGAGATCAACAGGCGCTACCGGGACGAGCGCAGATTGCTCAACGATAAGTACAACGATGAACAAGACGTCGCACAAGAAGCAGCCGATGAATCCCAGCGGGCAGAAGAGCGTAGAATCCAGCGGAGGTTCGATACTATCCGAGATGAAATTCAAGAAGCGGACAATCTCTCGAAACAAGAAAAGAGAAAACGCCTTGAGGCAGTAACAGATCGCGAGCAATCGGAACTGGAAATCATCCGCGACTTCTATAAACAAGCGCAAAAAGAACGCGACCGCAGTTTTAGGGATCGTCAGCAACAAGAAGAAGACGCACTGGAATCAAGACAGAAGAGTGAGCAAGACCAGGTCAAGCGTGCGGAAGAGTCAAAGCGCAAGATCATTGAAGACCAGGCAAAGCTGCAAACCGAGACCATCAAGAAGGCGGCAGAAGCAAGCATAACGGAGATCACTGCGCAAACGAAAGCCGCAAGCGAACTGGTTAAAAAGCAGAGCGATGCAGATGTCAAGATTGTAGAAGCAAACATGAAGCGCACGACTGATGCCCTTAAAGATGGCTCAGCTGCTGCGGCAGCGGCAATCAAAGGTCTTGGCGTCGAGATTAAAACAGCCAGCGGAGAGCTACGCAATCCTGCAGACGTGTTCTATGACATCGCCAATGCATTTCAGAAGATGCCAGATGGGGCACAAAAAACAGCAACTGCATTGGCATTGTTCGGCAAGTCTGGTGCGGAGATGATTCCACTGCTCAACGGTGGAGGCGATGCCATCAAACGACTGCTGCCACTGATGACGACAGACTTTGCCAGAGCAGCAGATAGCTTCAATGACAAGCAGCAAGAGTTAGTCAATAGGATGCAAGGTCTATCATTGCGGATAGCCGAGGTTCTGCTGCCTCCGCTAGAGAAGATTGTGGACATCTTCCTTAAAATGCCGCCAGCCGTGCAGCAAACGATTGTGATTTTAGCTGGATTGCTTGCCGCTCTTACCTTATTGGCTCCGGCAATCACAGGTATTATCAATCTCTTTACTGTCTTGGCTGGCTTGCGAATCGGTGCGACAATCGCCGGCTGGCTGCCCATTGCATTGCCGTTCTTCACTGGGATCACAACTGCCTTGACTGGGCTGCTGGCCTTCATGACCAGCACCTTCCTGCCCGGCATGATCGCCGTCTTCACCGGCCCTGTCGGTTGGACCATCCTCGCCATCGCTGCTGTCACCGCCATGGTGATCGCCTTCCGCAAGCCCATCGGTGAGTTCCTCTCCTGGCTGGGGCAGAACTTGCAGACCGGCCTCAAGGTCGCTCTCGACATCGCCTACAAGGTGTTCGTCCAGCCCTGGGTGACGCTGTTCAACCTGACCCTGCGACAGCCGATCAGCAACCTGTTCAGCTGGATGGTTAGTGCCGTTCGGGCACCGCTGCAAGCGATCGGGAACTTCGTCCGCGACGTCTTCAACGGCATCCTCAACGCCATCGCCAGTGGCATCAACGCCGCGGTCGGTGCGATCAACACCCTCATCCGCGCCTACAACTCCCTGCCCACCCCGGACCTGCCCCTGGTGCCGTCGGTGTCGGTGCCACGATTCGCCGAAGGTGGCGTCGTCGATCGCCCCACCCTGGCCATGGTCGGCGAAGGTGGCGAGCGAGAGTACATCATCCCCGAATCCAAGATGGCGGCGGCCTCCGCCCGCTACCTCGCCGGCACCCGTGGCGGCAGTGTGGTGAACGCCGGCCCGGCCACCATCAACGTCTCCACGGGGCCCGTCATGCAAGCCCAGGGTCAGCAGTGGGTGACGCTCGGTGATCTCGAGCGAGCGATGCGGCAGACCGAGACCACGACGCTCGCCAGGATCCGCACCTTCTACGGTCGACGGTCAATGGGGATCGCATAATGAACCGCGCGCAGGCAGGCTATCTGCGGATCTACGATTCTGCGGGCACAACGTATCAGCGCTGGCAGAACTTCTACAGCAACAAGATCATCACGTGGAGCAGTGCCCAGTGGGTTTACGTTCCGTTCGCCTCATCTGGTGTTGCGTCCGGCGCCACCGGTGATGAAGGCGGAATTACGATCACCATGCCGGCGACGTCGGTCGTGGTTCAGGCGGTGCAGCTGGCGATGGAGCAGGCGCGGCTGTTCGAGGTGTCGGTCTATGAGTTCGACGCCGAGAGCGCTGGGGTTGTTACTCCACCCGTGAGCCAGCTGCTGATCTCCAGATTCCTCGGTGAGATCGCCACTGCATCCGAGGCAGACTTCCAGTACACGCTGCAGCTAGGCTCAAGCTTGGCGCCGGTCGGTGCTCAGTTCCCACCGCGGACGCTGACGACCAATCTGATGGGGATGGGGATGAGCTTCTGATGACCGCCTTCGCTGCTGCTGCCGAGACCCAGCCGCCACTCCTCGACGCCGGCGCGGTCGTCACGCAGGATCTCTGCGGCCAGCAGAAGGTAGCGACGATCGGCCAGCCGGTGCCGATCATCTTCGCTCGCAGGATCAGCAGCCGCGGGGGCGTGATGGTCTCGCCGCCGGCGACCGATGCGCGATTCTCCAACGATGCCAGCAACACGCTGACGGCGAGCTACCACCTGATCCTAGGTGATGGCCCGATGGGTTCCCTCCAGGTGCGCGACGTCTACCAGTGCGCATGCCGTGTCGGCAGCTTCACCCAGACCTACGACCAACGTGCCGGCGACTGGAGCCCAGGCAACTTCCTCGTGGCCAGGGCCGGCTACACCCTGCAGGACGTGCCGGACTACTGCGGCAGCATGGGCACCTGCACCGGGCTGACGACGGTCTCCTTCACCAACACCTACCCGAACGGGTCGAGCGACTGGAACCGACAGGTGCAGACCTTCGTCCGGTCTGGTCGCACCGTTACCCGCCTGGCCGATAGCACGTCGGGCCCCTCGAGCAACTTTGCCGACCTGTTCAAGCTGGCGATGGAGATCAGCGCGAAGCTGCCGAGCGACATGATCGACACCCCGCGGCTGCAGACGGCGGCTCTGTTCCTCGATGCCAACCAGCTCTACTGCGACATCGAGGTGAGCGACAGCAACAACCTGCCGGACTTCATCGCTGCCCATGCTCCCTACTTCCTGCTGCGGGAGACGAGGGTGAACGGCAAGCGGGGCCTGCGGCCGCTGCTGCCGATCGATGGCGCCTATGCGATCCGGACCGATGCGATCCCGTGGGAGTTCGAGTTCAACGAGGACTACGTCCTGCCTGGTTCCATCAATCTGGACTTCACGCCTCTCGAGCAGCGGAAGCCGGTCCTGATGGTGGGTCTGTGGCGGCAGCAGCCGGACGACAGCTTCGGCATCGCCCGCAGTGCGGAGGTGGGCTACCCGAACGACCGCACCAGCGGCAACGTCGAGCAGCACGACATGAGCGCTTTCTGCACCCATGAACTGCACGCTGTCCGGGCGATGGCCTACCGGCGTTCACGCCGTCGCTACAGCACGCACACCGCATCATGGACGTGCCGGCCTGAGGTCTACAACCGGGTGCTGGAGGAGGGTGACATCGTGCGGCTGACGTTCGATCGTGTCGCCAGCGATGGCAGCACCACGACGCACGACTTCCTCTACCAGCTGGACCAGATCGTCAAGGCGCCGACGGGTGAGATCGAATTTCAGGCGACCCACTTCCCGATCGATGCGACAGGCCGGAGTGTGATCGCCCTGGATGTGATGTCGGCGCAGGCGCAGGGCCACGTCTACACGACGATGAGGACGGGCCTGGACTGCGACGACGACAGCGCTGGGGATCGAGCGACGGACACGAGCGTGCCGGCATCAGTGGGCCAGGCTGTGGCTCCTGGCGCAGCACCAGCACCGCCGGCCGATCCGCCGACACTGCCGCCGAACCCGGGCCTGCCTGGTGAACCAGACAAGCCGCCGCTGCCGCCTGGTGGCTACAACCCCCCGAGCACACCCCCGGCACCATCGCCGACGCCACCCGATCAGCCGCCGCCGCCGGAGTGCTACATGGACTGCAGGATGCGCACCCTTGAGGGTGGAACGAGTCTGCCTTGCGAACCAGGCGAGACCAATGTTGGTTTTGGCATCATCAACAATGTCGAGTACACCTTCTGCCAGAGCTGCACGCCACCGACTGGTGACTGCGAACAATGCACGCAGGCACAACTTAATGCCGGAGCGCGGACTGTAACCTATACATCTTACCAGCCTCAATTCTTTGATCCAGAGGCGCCACATCTTGGTTGGAGAGATGATGGACTAAGGATTCAAGCCCTAAACCTTGGCCCGAAAACAGGTACTCCCTATGTGCAGCCCAGCAGTTCGGGCACCTCGCAGTTTTACTACACCAATATCTGTGGCGTTTACCTTTATCGAAGTGTCGGTTTTGGTGTTCAATACACCAGGCTGTTGCCCGTCGGCACCTATACCACCTGCGTCACCTCCGCCACCTGCCCATGACCATGCCCGATCTCACCACCATGGCCGAGTCGCTCGTCGTCACCGCCGGCCAGGCGCTCACCAATGGCTTCGTCGACCAGGACATCTACAACCAGCGGCTCGCCACCTGCTTCAGCTGCGAGCAGTTCAACCATGACTCTCGCCGCTGTTCCCTCTGCGGTTGCTTCATGGTCGCCAAGGCACGGATTGGCGGCGATCCTAAGGCGCTCTGTCCTCAAGGCCTCTGGCAGCGGTAACTCATGGCTACCTTCCCCTCGCTCAATCCGGCGACACGGATCTTCACCCCGCCAGCAGATCAACTGCAGCGCACCCGCTCGCTCAGCGGCGTCTACGAATCCGTCCTCCTCGGCAGCGCACCACGCGACGCACGCATTGAGCTGTTCTTCGCAGCCCTCAGCACCGCCGACAAGGATCTGATCGTCAGCCACTACGACGGCCAGGAGTCGGACTTCATCGCCTTCGATCTACCCTCTGCCCTCTTCTCTGGTCACACCGCTGCGAACTACCTGACCGCCGGCTACCTCTGGCGATACGACGCACCACCAGAAGTGATCGACATTCCATCCGATCAGTCCAGCGGTTGCACCCTCGTCCACAACGTCTCGGTCACCCTCATCTCTGAAGTCGCAGCCCTGATGTTCGTCGTCGGTGCTGACCTTCGCCTTTCCCTCTCCATCACCCCTGGCGCCGCCACCGCCTCAAGCTCCGCTGCTGGCGCTGCCCTCACGCTCACACTCTCCCTTGATGCTGGCCTGGCGACGGCCTCCTAAACTCCAACCATCGAGCACATTCAATGGCCAGCCTGATCTACAACACCTTCCACCGCGACCTGGCCACCGGTGCGATCGATGCCGACACCGACACCTTCAAGGTGATGCTCGTCACTTCGTCCTACACCCCAGACAAGGACGTCCACGACAAGCGAAACGACATCACCAACGAAGTCACCGGCACCGGCTACAGCACCGGCGGCGTCACCTCAGCCGCTACCGTCACGCTCAGCACCGCGAACGACCGGACCACCATCCAGTTCGGTGCCGTCTCCTGGGCCAGCTCTACCATCACCGCCCGGGGCGCCGTCTACTACAAGTCCCGCGGCGGCGCCAGCAGTGCAGACGAGCTCGTGGCCTACAACGACTTCGGCACTGATGTCTCGACCACCTCCGGCACCTTCTCCCTGGCGGCCACGACGATCACCATCCAGAACTGATGGCCTACTTCCCGCCCCTCGCGCCGAACGAGCGCAGCTACGACCTGGGGCGGCATCCCGTCACGACACAGCCTGGCTGGGCTGGTGGTGCTGTTCGCTTCCGCACCGGCCCGACGCGCACCGGTGCAGCCCTGTCGCTCAGCTTCCTCAACCTCAGCCAGACCGAGGCTGCGCTGATCCGCTCTCACTTCGCCACCCAGGGCAGCGGTGCGATCCCCTTTCAGCTCGGTTCCATCACCCTCTCCGACCCTCGCTACTGGGTCTACCTCGAGCCGCCGCAGGAGACGCACCGATCGGGCAGCGTCATCGACGTCACGGTGAGGCTGCAGGCGGTGCTCTGACCGGCCAGCTACCCTCGGATGGTGGAGACCCATGGCATGGCAGACAACGTCGACCAGGTCTCGCACCTGGAGATCTTCCGGGCGGTCATCGCCCTTGAGACAAAGGTTGACCTGCTGCTGCAGCGGGAGACCAGCAGGGATGAGTCGGAGCAGAAGCGGGACGAGCGGATCAACGCATTGGAGCGCAGCCAGGCCTGGATCCTCGGCATCTGCGCTGCCCTCTCCATCCTCGGCCCGATCATCGTGACTGCTGCTGCCCCGCGACTACAGTTCGGACAGCCAGCGACGCACGAGCAGCATCGATGATCGGTCCCAAGAAGCGGCCTCAGGACTGCGGCTTCAGGCCTGGCGACAGCCACCTCATCGTCAACGACATCACCGAGCGGGCGAAGGCCTTCAGCTTCTCTGGCCAGCTGCTGTGGGAGATCCCTTGCCTGGCCCGTGGGCAGGGGTCTGACTACGACTGGGCAGGCGTCGGAACCGATACGCCCCCGGGCCTCTACAAGATCGGCGCGATCTACCGCGACTATGAGATCGATCCGGTGCCGGTCTACAGCCGCAACGTCATGGCCTATGGCTGGTACAGCTTCGACCTGGTGGAGCTCGAGGGGCAGGAGCAGCGGCACGGTCGGGCCGGCATCATGATCCACGGCGGCGGCAGCGCCTGCGGCTGGCCCGGGGCATGGGAACCACGCCAGCCCCTGGTGCCGACACTCGGCTGCATCCGTCTCCACAACGCCGACCTGCGCGACCGGATCCTGCCCCTCACCGCCAGCGGTGCTGTCTTCGTCAGCGTCTACCAGGAGGGCTGATGGAATTGGCTGACCTGGTTCGCATCTACCCGGCGGTGCTCAGCCCCGCCACCTGCCGCAATCTGATCGAAGGCTTCGAGCATCGCAACCATCTGCAGCATCGGATCGACGATGATGACTGCCGGGTCACGAAGCTGAACCTCAGCCACGACTGGCCCGAAGCGCAACTCGACATCCTCGATGCTCTGATCCCACAGTTCGAGGCCTACTCCTCTGACCTGGCCATCGGCCCACACCAGTGGCCCGATGACCTAACGCTGGAGAACATCTGGATCAGCCGCTACAACCCGCACGTCGACGAATGCCCTGAGCATGTTGACGTGGTCGACCACGGCACCGCCCGGCGGTTCCTGTCGATCCTGATCTGGCTCAACGACGTCCGCGACGGCGGCGAGACCGACTTCCCGCTGTGGCGGCAGGCGGTTCGACCGAGTGCCGGTAGTCTGTTGCTGTTCCCCCCGATGTGGCCCTGGCTGCATGCTGGGAGGACGCCACGGTCAGGCCCGAAGTACGTCCTGACCACCTTCCTCCACTACTGCTGAGGCAACCATGGACCACATCAAGCCCGAGTACATCGGCTTCGCCCTCTTCGTGATCAGCGAGATCATCGGGATGGCCAAGATCCGCCCCAACTCCATCACCCAGCTGGCCCTGCAGCTGCTCCGCCAGTCCTTCCCCTACCACCCCGGCCGCTGACGTGCCCTTCGACCGCTCCGCCCTCATCCGCCAGATCCGGCTGCATGAGGGCGAACGGCTGAAGCCGTACCGCTGCACCGCCGGCAAGCTGACGATCGGCGTCGGCCGC